ACGGATGTGCAGTATTATAAGCCGGAGTTGTCACAGGAATTACAGTCTAACAAGGGAGATCCGGCATTTGATTATCTTTATGAAATGTTTTTGGATCTGCCGACAGGCGAAGAGGTAAAGAAGAATCTGCTGATCGTCTTTGCCGGTAACATTGGAACTGAGGATGCGGAAAAGTTTAATGCCTGGAATACTAAGGCAACGCTGATTCTGGATCACTTCGATTCGGTTGCCGAAAAGATTTATTTTAAGTTCAGCATCTATGAAATTGAGAGAGGAACATGCACGGTATCTGATGGAAAGCCGGTGTATGAAAAGAAGGAGTAAGCCATGGAATACACAGTGATTATCAAGGATCGATCTTATGATCTGCCAGACAAGACCTTAAAGGTTGTTGAGGAAATGGATACAGTGGTCAGGATTGATGAAAAAAGGGGAATGAGCATCAGAGACAAGTACAAGAGATTGTATGATTTTATCGTGGGATTGGTAGGAATGGAAAATGCAAAAGAGATTCTGGGATCCGATAATATTGAGGAAGTAGATCTGTGTGAAGTGACATTGACGGTCAAAAAGATTTTAGATGCTTATGAGCAGCCTCTGCTTGACTATCAGACCCAGCAGATGGAAGAACAGTTACGCCGTGTTCCAATAGAGAAGATGGCTGGCATCACACAGACCATTGATAGTATTGCACATAGTTCTATTGCCAAAGGCAATGTATCACAGTTTATCCGATGATAGATCTGACAAGAAAAAACCTGCCAAACACCGTGACCGTGGATGGCAGGGCTTATTCCATACATACAGACTTCCGAGAGTGGTTGCGGTTTATGGAAGATGTCAAGGAGATGAGGAGCGGTCAGTTGGTGGATGTGTCCTATTTGTTTAAGAACGACATGCCGAGCCGATGCGACGTCGCATCTCTTATGGAATTTGCATCACCACAAAATGAAGTGCCACGAGGAAGCGGATCAGATGAGGTCATATTGGATTATAAGATCGATTCGGATTTTATTGTGGCAGGATTTTGGGAGCATTATGGCGTTGATCTGACATCCATAGAGTATATGCACTGGCATGTGTTTATTGCCCTAATGAGAGGGCTGACGATTCAATTAAGAGACATTATGCAATACAGATCATACCGCAGGGATGACCGTAAAGATGTAGATGTCTATGAGGAGTTAAGACGTGCCTGGGAGATCATTCCACCACTCACGGAAGCGGATCAGAAAGAACTAGATGAATTTAGCAAGACCTTCGGAGGGTAAAAAGAAGGGCTGACGGATCTTTATTATTTGATACAAAACTTGATACAGACGGAGTTACTACCGGTTTAAAGAAGATCGGCAGTGTTGCTACGACCGGTATGGCGGCAGTTGGAGCGGCAGTAGGTGCAGCGGCAACCGGATTGGGAATATTGACCAAGCAGGCTGTGAGTGCTTATTCAGCATATGAACAGTTGACAGGTGGTGTAGATACACTATTCAAGACGGCATATGATCAGGTCATGCAATATGCAAATAATGCATATAAGACAGCCGGATTATCGGCGAATGCCTACATGGATACGGTGACGTCCTTTAGTGCATCGCTGATAGCATCATTAGATGGTGATACTGCGGAGGCAGCAGAAAAGGCAAACGGTGCCATTACCGATATGGCGGATAATGCAAATAAGATGGGTACCGCTATGGAATCCATCCAGAATGCTTATCAGGGATTTGCAAAGCAGAATTATACTATGCTGGATAACCTAAAATTAGGTTATGGCGGCACGAAGGAAGAAATGGAGAGGTTGCTTGCTGATGCGGAGAAGATCACAGGCATTCATTATGATATTTCTTCCTTTGCAGATATAACGGATGCCATTCATGTGATCCAGACCGAATTGGATATAACAGGCACTACTGCGAAAGAAGCGGCAACGACTGTCGAAGGTTCCATCAACATGACGAAAGCATCCTGGGAGAATCTGGTTACCGGATTAGGTGATTCCAATTCGGATATTGAGAGATTGGTCAGTGAATTTACGACCTCTACAGAAACAATGCTATCCAATCTGTTGCCTGTGATTGAAAATATTCTACCCAAGTTATCAGTAGGAATCACGGAATTGGCGGCAAACCTGTTACCTAAACTACCACCGATCATATCTAGTCTGCTTCCAGCATTAGTGGACGGTGCAGTTAGTCTGATCAATAGCCTTGTTGCTATACTGCCAGCATTATTGCAGGCGGTGATCAATGTGATACCGAGTGTTTTGAGTGGAATCGCGACCATTATAGTACAGGGTGTGCCGACACTGATACAGGGCATTACACAAACGATACCTATGCTTGTTGAGGCACTGGCTAGTATTATGCTTCAGATTGCAGAGAGCCTGCCAGAGCAGTTGCCGGTTTTTATAGAGCAGATGCTTACATTGATACAAGATCTGGCAACGACCATAGCAGAGAATGCACCGATACTGATCGATGCGGGTATCAAGTTGATGCTGGCATTGGCGGAGGGGATAGTAAAGAGTCTGCCAACTATTATAGAGATGCTGCCGACCATTATCACGACGATTGCTAATGTTATCAATGATAATATGCCGACGATCCT